GCCTGGAGAAAAGTTCACGCCTTACTTTATGGGCGGAGACGCATACGGTCCCAACGTCCTCACCTACAACGACCCCACTCCCACAATCTTGCTGTGTGCTGCCGTCGCGCTGTTTGTGGGATATGTCGTTCTCGTCAAAAAGCGCAGGTGAGAATACAACACATTAGATTTACGAGATGTAGCACAAGTCGAACAACGGATAGATGTCAACGGACGTCTTCAAGGTGAAGAAGACTCGGGATGCTCCTTCGTCACACAAGAGCAAAGGCGGGACTCTTGACTCGATTCACGAGCAATACATTACCGAACTCAACAAAAAGACCTCTCTAGAAAACATTCAGCGTCTCGAGGCGAAAGTTGCCGACCTCCGCAGAAGGATCGACGAACCGTTCGACGTATACAACTTTGAAGAGTCTATACGCAGAAGGCGCATGCAGGACGATATGGCGAAACTCGACGAAGAACTCGAGACGGCAAAGTCGGGCGCGGATATTCACAACTACTACCTCAGCAGCGGCGACATCATGCTCGAATACTACTGCAAGTCTGGGGCGTCTAGCGGGTGTAAAACATTGAGTCCGACAATACTGCAGCAGACCGGCAAAATAACGGCGTCGTCGAGGGGAACGACCTTCGACAAACTCTTTTCGGTTGCCGAAGCGACGCTCGGATCTTCACGCAAAAAGATGTTTGACGAATACATGCAGCGCCGCGGTCTCTCCGACGGAACGACCGACACGCCCGACTACAGTTTGTCCGAACACTGTGCGGACTGCAATGTTGCCCGCGAAGAAATCACCTCCGAGGGAATCCTGGTATGCCCCAAGTGCGGCAGCGAAGAGTATGCCCTCGTCGTCTCTGACTTTCCCAGTTTCCGCGACCCCCCGAAAGAGCGTAATAACTACGCATACAAGAAGCAGAACCACCTCAACGAAATCCTGAACCAGTTTCAGGCGAAGGAGAGCACGGAAATCCCTGAAGACGTGATGAGCGAAGTCATTTGCGAAATACGCAAGCGCCGCATTGAAAACATTGCGCTGCTCACCGAGCAAAACATTCGTGAAATCCTCAAAAAATTGAACCGGAATCGATACTACGAGCACGCAGCACACATTCTGAGTCGTTTGAACGGCAACCCGCCGCCCACCATTACGCCAGAGATCGAAGACAAGATTCGCGCCATGTTTCAGGAAGTCCAGGCGCCCTACTTGCTCTACTGCCCCGACGAGCGCCGCAATTTTCTGTCCTACTCCTACATTATCTACAAGTTTCTGGAACTCTTAGAGTTGGACGAATACAAGGTGCACTTTCAACTTTTAAAAAGTCGCGACAGACTCATACAGCACGACACCATCTGGAAAAAGATCTGCGACTATCTGCAGTGGGAATTCATTCAGAGCGTTTAAGATTTACATGTCCTGCTGAAAGCGTATATAATATGCGCCTGCACCTGCCCGCGATACCCCATACCATAACGCACGATGATTTCAGTCATTGTGCGTTTACCGGCAAGGTAAAGCGCTTTGCCCCAATGATGCGCAGTCGTGGATATGAAGTCATTCACTACGGCACAGAAGGTTCTGAAAGCGGAGCGAACTGCGATGTTCAGTTGTTTACTCGGAAAGAATGGAATGATCTCCGGATACAGTCAATTCGCCACCTTAAACCGGAACTTGACAGCGACGAAAAGGCGCAGGCGTTTTTAGACAACCCAATGACATTTATCGGGGAACTGGCGAAATGGAACACGCCGCTTTACGAAGAGTTTAACCGCCGGTTCAGGTCAGAACTTTTAAAAACATATAAAAGACCCGATATTATTTGCATACCCCTCGGCAAGTCGTATGACGAAGCGTTGCGCGGAATTCCAGGTCACATTGCTCTTGAATTTGGAATTGGTTACAATGGATCATCAAAAGATTTTAGGGTATTTGAGTCAAACGCGTGGATTAGCAATGTCATTGGATCAGAAAATATAGCACCTCCCAATTACTGGTTTGTTATACCGCACAGTTTCAACATTGTTGATTTTCCATTTTCACCGTCGCCGCCGCCAATACCAAACATTGGGTTTATGGCGCGAATAAACGACGCAAAAGGTGTAAATATCATAGTTGAAATCGCCAAACGCATGACACATGTACGCTTTACGTTGTGCGGTCAAGGTGATCCTACAAAATATCTTGTTCTTCCAAATATTGTGTATAAACCTCCGATTCATGGACGCGAGCGAGGCGCATTCCTAGGTACTTTGACTGCTCTATTAGCACCCACTGCAACGTACTTGGAACCGTTTGGAGCATCAATGGTTGAAGCACAACTGTGCGGGACGCCCGTCATTTGTTCCGACTTTGGAGGCATGACCGAAACCGTAAAACAATGGAAAACTGGACTCCGGTGTCATACACTCGAAGACTATATATTGGGCGTTCAAATGGCAATAGGTGGAAAATTTGATAGAACGTATATCCGAGAACGAGCAGCACGAAAATACGATATGTATACTGCTGCCAAGCAGTATGATTATGTATTGCGTTCTGTGTCGGACATGTTTAACGGACAAAACGGTTGGTACTCTAATCGGTCTCACCTCGCGCTAACAAATACTGCCGCGACGCCTGGAAAAATTCACCTGTCTATCGCCTACTTTGGTAAGGAATTTCCAAACTACTTTCAGTTGTATCTCGATTCTCTCGGCGCGAATACGGAAATCCTGGTCGTCCATCTATTCACCAATATTTCTCTGGGCGGTTATGAATGTCCCTCCAATTTAGTTGTGGAATCTATGACGTTTGATGAACTGAACCAAAAGATGCGCGACTTTTTCCTGTCTGAGTTTGGTGCGATTGTCAAGACTCCTCTTCTCGAAACGTTCGCCTACAAGTTGTGCGAGTTCAAGGTCGCATATCACGATATTTTCAACCTCCAGATCTCGGAAGACGACTACTTTGGATGGGGCGATATTGACGTTATTTACGGAAAGATCTCAAATTTTATCGACCTATCGTGCAACTACGACCGCATCGGGTTCGATCGCGGACACTTTATGGCGCTGCGGAATACGAAGGCGTACCGCAAACTGTACAAGACTGCTGCGCCAGACGTTCTCGATATTTTCAAGAACAACACGTGGTACTCGGGGTACGACGAGGGGAAGTTTCCCGAAGCGCTCTCCAAGAACGACCACGCGTTCCCGTTGTGGAAGCATATCTGCGACATTATCCCGGAACAATGGAACAAGCGGTGGTTGCCTGCCGGTTCGAAAGCGACCTTTTACGACACGTACAACATGACCAAAGATATTCGGCATCTGCACTATAGCGGCGAGGAATTGGTTGTGACGTACGAGGACGGCGAGACGCGCGAGGTCGTGTACGTCCATCTCCAGAAGCGCAAGTTCCCAGATCCTACCTGTCGCGGAGATTTCTACATTACGCGCGACATGATCCGGGCGCACGTCCCAAAGAAGAACATAACTGTGATGACCTACTGCACTGGATACCGCTACGAGGTCTACCGGCGCTTCGTGGGGACGCTCTACGACACTGGGTTTTCGGGCGATGTCATAATTGTCGTGAACGCATCCGACGTAGAGACGCTCAAGAGACTGCAGGCAGAGTACCCCAAAGTGCGCTACCACGTCGATACTCTGGACCTCGCAAGACAGTGCCAGCAGAAGCGCTACTTTGTCTTCAAGGACCTGTTGGATTCTTTGAAGACAGACTACGTGCTATTGTGCGACTCGCGCGACCTGTATTTTCAAAAGAATATTGAGACGTACGATATTGGCAATGCAGATCTCGTATACTTTTTGGAAGATATGAACATCAAGGACTGCCCCCACAACTGCAGGTGGTTGAAGGATATTGAAACGTGCGTCGGTCGCGAGGTAATCGTAAACATTGGCGAGAACCCTATCTCCTGCTCCGGAACAACGTACGGCACCGTCAAGGGAATCCGAGAATATCTGGCGGCAATGTGTGTCGTCATGACCCGCATGGTCAAGACAGATTACGCGGGGATCGATCAGGGAATCCACAACTTTTTGCTCTACGACCTGAAGTCGATGTCCGAAGAAGTGAAGGTAAAGACGCTGACAAACACCGACGGGTTCGTCAACACACTCCAGTATGGATACAAGTTCATGAACGGAAAGAGCGAGATTGTGACGTCAAAAGGAGACGTGTCCTACGTTGTGCATCAGTGGGATAGACTGCCGGACTACATGCGTGAACGCATCTATCCGAAATATGATTTTAAGAGCGGTCTGTAAACTCCACGAAAACGGATATACGAAGTCGGGGAGTGTATACAGTACAATAA